ATAGAATACACCCCATGTCTGTATTACTGAATAGTCTGCGGTTGTCTTTGTAGAGAAAGCTGTATCGTAAGTCTGTAGAATAAAATCACAACCAGGAGGATCACCGTATTCCCACCAGCTAACCCATTCTTTCTTAATCAGGCTACCTTCATCTGGTGTAGGATTTTGCATGTACAGGCTTTCCCAGTACTTTGATCCATTGGTGGATCGTATCTCCATCTCATCCTGTTTAAGAACTTTATCTGTTTTCCACTCAGGAAAGTAACTTGTTCCTACAGGTAAGCCTAGTAATTTACTGGAGTCTTCGTCCACCCATGCAGGTATGCTTACTACATCCCACCGCATCTCTGTATCTATGTCAAACTTCTCTTGCTGCTTTAGTAGCCATCCGCAAAGGTCATCATAATGATAACGAGTATTAATAATAATTATTGCACCGTTAGGCATGATACGTGTGCGTAGTCCTGAAGGCCACCATTCCTTGATATACCTTCTTCCTGCATCAGAGAAACTATCTTCTTCAGACATTGCATCATCAAGGATAGCTACGTGTGCGCCACGACCTGCAATCTGACTACGAACACCTGCAGCATAATAACTACCATTTAGGTTTGTCTTCCACTTACCTGCCGCACGTACATCCTGTCTCAGGTTTACCCCAGGAAACATATCCATAAATTCTTCTGTTCCTACGATATCTCTGACTGATCTACCGAAGTCACTGGATAGTTGATCTGAGTGACTGACTGTAAGTATTTCGTGATTAGGATTTTTACCTATATACCATGCAGGAAATAACTTAGAGCATATTACTGATTTACTACTACGTGGTGGAAGAAACACCATAAGGCGTTTTACTTTTCCTTCCACTACTTGCTGTAGCTTACTAGATATTACTTCTATGTGTCTGCCCATTTCCCAATCAGATATTAGGGTAGGCGCTACCATTCTCACAAATGTAAGAAAGTCTTTTCTACACTTCTGAGCAACCAAGTTTTTTAAATTATTTCTTACTTGAAGAAGAGTAGCGTACTTAAATTCTTGTTCTTGTCTAGCCTCTTCTTGACTAGCAGTCAGCTTCTCTTCCTCTGGGTAATCTGACATTTTATATTTCTGTTTGCTGTGAACAAATAATTTGTCTTACTGGTTTACCTTCAAACCTTGATGAAGCATATTCTTTTATGGCTTCTATATTTTCCCACATATGTGCATAACATTTTTCTTGTGTCTTAAAATCTAATGGCTTTCCATTATAGTGAGTAATAACCATAGTATCAGCTTCATTACTTGTTAGTGGATATATATCTTGATCTGCGGTAATACCCATAACCATAAAAATTACTATCTTCCACATACTAGTTTCCTTCTTGTTCAGATGATCTTTCTTCTCTACAACATTTACAATTGCATATATTATTATCTATAGATACATCATCCTTACCACAAGTACAATAGTCTTTATTCGTACAATATTTAACTTCTTCCATGACAGACACTCCTACAGTAAGACAACAAAGTGTAATTTTAACACCCGCTCTTAGTAGAGACAACAAGGGTAGCACAGTTGCATAAATGCAACACTCTAAAACTTTTTTTATTTTTTTAATTTTTTACTGTTGAATATTGTTTTTTATCTGTTATAATATACTCTATAGAGACACTAAAGAGCAGTAACTTAAAACTGTTAGAAAAGAAATAAAAAGAAAAACAAAAATAAAGTTCTAATAACTGTTGCAAAGAGTTTATGGAGAGTATATATAGATGTTAGAAAGAGCAGATAATTTTTTACAGACATTTTTTTCTAATCGTAATACTACTGTGTCTAAAATATCATCGATGCTTTCTATTTTTAAACAAGAAACATCTGCTGATGCTGCAACTCTGAACAACTATCGTAGATCAAAGAATGTTTTATATGACGATGTGTGCATGTAACCATGCTACTAATTTAAAAGCTTCGTCGTGGAAGTAAGAAAAAGAAAAAAGTTTAGTAAGCCGCATTTTAAAAAATAATTTTACTATGCACAAATTGCTAAAAATAAACTAAGGGGGTGTTTCCTAGATTGGATACACCTCTTTTTTTGTGTAAATTTTAGTATTGTTAGCAAGCCTTGTATTTTTGGTCTGTATATGTCATAGGCATATATATATAATACAAAGCAACAAAATTTTTTTGCATGGGTCTATATAAATTACGCTCAGAAAATTTCCACATTGCGGCCCGGAATGCTTTTTAGACATTCACATAGGTTTTTTAGGTCTTTTTAATATAAAAAGAATATAAATAATTTTATATAAGAAGGCTTGTCTCTTTATATATAAATATACCCCACCTAAAATCGCAGATATCCCCTACCCATCCCTCGTGCATTTGTTTAAACATCACCACTCAAATTAATTGGAATGATTATTTTAAAAAAAAAATAAAAAAAGTTTGGAAGAATATTTACATCTGATCGTCTACGTAGTACAACAACATTAACACTAACCAACTTTAAGGATATTAAGACAATGCTTAAATCAAATGAAATCAAACAAGCCGCTACCTTCATCAACTCAATTGCTGGTCTAGACAACACTGAATTAAAATCTCAGTTTGAAAAATTGCCAGTTAACATTCAAAACAAAATTAGAAATGCAGTAATTAAATCTTCTAAATAAATTCAGACATTCACATAGTTCAAACTTGGAGCGGTTTTATACCGCTCTTTTTTTTGTTTTAAAATTTTATGATTGCGGCCCGAAACATCATTTGTAAAATAATTAATTTAATTATTGACGTTCATTCATCACTGTGGCATAACATGAACACCACCACCACCAACTAAGGAGCAACCATGCTTGATTTTAAAACTTTAATCATCACAGTATTTGCAGCAAGCGTAACATATGCACTAGCAATCATAGCAGATTATTATTTTAATATTTGGGCGGGAGTTTAAACAATGAACACAATTTATATAAATGGCATCAAAACAAAATTTACATATTCCGATGGTGGAAGTTATGAGACACACCAAAATAATAAAAGAAATGGTTTTCAAGCCATCTTTATATGGAATAAAGCTATCAATGGTAAATTTTTTCCCACAAGTGAAATGACTTTACCGCTTGGAATGTTTCAAACGGGTGGCACTTGTAATGTATACGGTAAAGAATACAAAATTAAACGAACAGAATTGACATGATGGAAATTTTACTTTTAATTACATTAATAATATTATTTTGTTATCTTGGATACATCACATTGGAGTTGAACAAATGGCTATAGTAAACGGTTTGAAGTTATTAGGTGTAGGCAATAATGCTAAGACAATTAAGGGCGATGGTTCTGAATATTTAACAGCTATCATGTATCTACTGCCCGATGATTTCTTATGTCCTATGGCACGGCTTGCGGGATGTAAGGCGGGATGTCTTAATACTGCTGGTCGTGGCGCATTCAATAACGTGCAAGCTGCTAGACACAGAAAGTCTAAGCTACTGTTACAAGTGCCAGAAGAATTTGATACGCTATTGCGTAGAGACTTAGACAAGTTTCAAAGATATTGTGAGCGTAAAGGTATACAACCTGTGGTGCGATTGAATGGGACAAGCGATTATAACTGGAAGAAAATAATAATAGACTACCCATCTATTCAGTTTTACGATTATACCAAAGTTTATAATCGAGTAGCTAAAGATTGGCCGAGCAACTATCATCTAACCTTGTCCTACTCAGAAGCGAATGAAACATATCGCGACAAGGTTCTAGACTATGCTAATAACTACGGCGCTAACATGGCGGTAGTGTTTAGAGATAAAAATAATATTCCTAAAAAGTTTCTAGGTCGCAAGGTTATAGATGGCGATAAAGATGATCTACGTTTCCTAGATCCTGATAACGTGGTGGTGGCACTGTATGCAAAGGGCAAGGCTAAGAAAGATGTAAGCGGATTTGTAATAGACGCATAACTTTAAATGAGGAGTTAAGACAATGACAGTATTAAAACTGAGCGGAAAAATGAGAACTGTATTAATGGACGATAGTTATTTAATCGAAGATGATAGGCATTACGTGAAGGCAGGAAACAAACATTACATGGTTTACAAACAATGGGTAGGTTATGAAGTAGATATTCAAGGTAATCAGATAGGCGATACAGAATACAGCGATACAAAGAAACAACTTTTAGAAAATTTGAAATAATGAAACACTGCCTTAGTTATGACACATTCATAAGTATACTACAGTTACAAACAACACAGGATAAAGAACAATGCTCTATGAATTTACCGTCCCATGTTTGGAATGCGAAGGTGAGGGAAAAATATATCGCGGCGAAGGAGATGAACGAGTCACATACTACGATTGCGATCACTGTAACGGGGAAGGAGTGGAATATTCCGAAGCATACTACGACTCAGTGCCTGATTTAAAAGAAGATTTTCCTGATGCTGAGAATATAGAAAAGCACACGCTGACAGAAAATGAAAAGCTTAGTATGTGGAAATACTGGATGAAACATAATCCAGAAGTTTTAAAGTATGATAGCATCAAGAGGTATTATTAATTATGACTAGGACAATTAAAAAACGCGGCTATGGTAAACCTACCCATGAAGAGGAGCAGGACATATGGCGCAAAAAAAGATTTGTGGTAGGTATATTTAAGGATACGCATATGCTTATGCAGATAGGTAGATCATACCCAGATTATAAAACTGCTAACCTAGCAGTACAATATCTAGAAAGTGTAGGCATACAAAAACATTTACGAGACAGTGACTACATCGCTTGTGACTTTGAAACATTAAAGCCTAGTAACATACCAATTATTTCAGTGCCTGTACTGTCATGGAAAACACCCAGTAAAATAAGGAAGCAATACTATGGAAAAGAAAATAGTAACGCTAATTGAAAAGCGAACACAAAAACAAGGGTATAACTTTAGTAGCGATAACAAAAACGTAGTATCTTTTTACCCAGAATATGATTATCATTACGAAGTATCGACGCTACGCAATACATGCGAGTTTCATATAGGTGAGGTAGTGAAACCAGCTAAAGTCAGAACAATGTGTATGAATAGGGATAGCTACAGAGTAATTATAAAAGGTGAGATACAAAATGAGTATGCAGAGAACTAAACCTATAACTGTTCTAGAATATTTTTCTACTAAGTTTATTTTGACTAACTGGCAAATGGATATGGAGGGCGAGTGTGCATCATATAGAGAACGATGCAATATGGAACTTTTAGACTTCTTACATGAAAGTTATGGAATTAAAAAAGTTAATAACTGGATTGATGATAACAGAGAAAGGGTAATAGATGATGTTTGTTGGGATGGATTCGAGTTAATGTCAGAAGAAGTTTATACCTATCCCGATAACTTACAGGATCTAGTACAATGAAAACTGATAGCCAGGAATTGGTAGAACAAGTTTGTTATCAATACTTCGACGGCGTTCTGTCCTATGCCGAAAGTAAGGAACAGCTAGTGGAAATTGTCGGAGATGAAAACGAGGCAAGCATAATATTACTTGGAGCAAATTGGTATGACTAGTCTAATAATTAAAACTATGACAGTGTTGTGTAATGTCAAGGACAGGATGCTAGGTAACAGAGTAGAAGCTAGGACATTCGCACAGATAATGGGTGACGTATTAACACCAGATCAATTCAACTATTTAGCAACAGAGATAGAAAGAAAAATAAATGTATAAATATAAATGTAAAATAATCAGAGTGGTAGACGGTGATACGGTAGACGTAGATATTGATCTAGGTTTTGGAGTATGGCTAAACAATCAACGTATAAGATTGTATGGGATAGACACTCCAGAGTGTAGGACAAGAAACAAAGAGGAAAAATACTTTGGCTTGATGGCTAAAGCATTGGTTAAAGATTTCTTAAAGGAAGGATCTATACAACATCTATCTACACAGTTAGATAAAAAACAGAGAGGTAAGTTTGGTAGGATACTGGGTGAGTTTTGGATCTATGACTCATGGACAGATAGACAAACAACTTTAAATGCTGCGTTGTTGATTAGGAATTATGCAGTAGAATATAACGGCCAACCTAAGGCTGAGATAGAACAAAGTCATTTGGTTAATAGAAGGATTATTTGGGAGCGTTTAGGATATGGCGAGAAAGAACTTAGAGAAATTCAAGGTAAGTCCTACTCTGCAAGTAACTATACAACAAAACGAGAAGACATCTTTTTACAAGCGAATAGAAAAAAAGGTAGTTGATATGACTAATTCTTGTTTCATTATTCTTATTGCTTCTGCGGCAATCTGTTATGGTATAGGTGTGACAGTGGGATGGTACATAAAAAAGTCTACCATACCTAAAAAGAATACAAGCAAATCTAAAAATGATACCAATAAAAGAAACAGTGCCAACAAGTATGGAATGAAATGATGGATGATAAACAAAAGAATATAATTAAAAAAGATATAAAGTACGATGTGTTTGAGGCTATGTACAGTAACCTGTTAACCTATGGCATCTTATTCCATGAGTTAACCGGCAGGGAACATAATCTTTTAATGTCTCTTTCGGATAGGTACGCTGACGCAATCTATGAAACTGTTATTAAGAATGGTAAGTACACTGAAAAAAAACGTATGATGTATTAAGGAGAAGTGAAATGAAAATATCAGGTTGGTATGAAGGACATGGGTGCGAGGCAATAAATATAGATATGTCTGGCTCTAATTTAAATCAGATAGCTTACAAGTTACTAAAGGTATACGGCGACGATATCTGTGGCGTAGACATAGAAGTATGTAATCAGGATGGCATGGATGTATCTACTGAAATATATGAATTAGTTAATAGTAAAAATACACGTAACTTTGCCATGAGAATAGGACAATTAGATTGGGAAAGCGAAGACCCAGGAGAAAGTTTATGACTATAGATGTAGTTAAGGGTAATGTAGAGGCTGATATGGGAAAGAAAGAACAGGTAACAGCATACATAGAATACGCACCTACTTACAGGAGAAAGGAAGTATCTTCTAAAATATTTTGGAAAGAGGAAGGAGAAAACCCTAAGAAAGAATTTATAGCTAGGATGATTAATTTAATAATTGATACAAAGGATAACATCATTATTACACGATGCCCTGTTAATGGTGAGACTGCTAACAGGGACAGAGAAATAACTATTTATTCATGGATAGGTGAAGGAGTAAAGAAATGAAGAAGTTTATAGCTATACATATGTTGTTACTAACTTTGTTAGTCGTAACTGTAAGTGGCTGTGCGCCAATGCTTTTAGCTGGTGGTGCTGCAGTGGGTGTTAAAGGAGCTATCACTGACGCAGAACATACCGATACGATAGCAGAACATTCGCTCATAATTGATAGTAACTTACTGGAAGTTAATAGAAATAAAACTGATATAGATGCTTTACACGAGAAAGTAGATATGTTAGAAAGTAAAATAATTAATTTAGAAAAATTGTTTCACCTTAAACTGTAATCTAACAAACAGGAGATAAAAAATGTTAGACCACCTTATTAACACGAATGACAGAGAAATATTTTTCAAAGTGTTTGAGCAAAATGTAATTGGAAAAACTACAGGATGCGAAGCTAACAATCATAAAATGTTAACTCGCGGAGATGGTATTGCAGACCCAGATGCTTTTCTATCTGTAGTAAAATCTAACTATAGAATAGTAGAGAATGAAGAAATACTTATGCCTCTACAAGAACAGATGATTAATTACTTTGATCCATCTGTATTAGAAAACGTGCAGATAAAAGATCATATCTCTAAAGATGGCGCGGTATGTCATGCAGAGTATATCTTTCCCACTATTAAAAAATCTGTTGAGACAGATGTAGGACACAAAACAGATATGATCCTTAGATTTATTCTCAAGAATACTTTTAATGGATCATCATCTGTAGTCTTCTATGGTGGCTTGATAGATACCTTCTGCACTAACGGTATGATTGTAGGTAACTACGATGTAACCAAGCGTAAACACACTAAAAACTTTACTATAGATGGCTTCATATCTGCTTTCCAAGATTGCATGATTAACTATAAAAATGTGGTTAAGATGCATCAACAGTGGGCAGATACTAGGATTGGCCCTCTGCACAATGTCAGGCTTTTGTTTTCTGAGTTAACTAAGAATCAAAACCTGCAAAGAAAAAATACTTTAGCTGATAGACTGTATGCTCAGTATGCGGATGAGGTTTATAACAGAGGTAACAATGTGTTTGCTGTTACTTCAGCTATGACGCACTACGCTAGTCACAATGACAATAGGTTTCCATTGCGTAGCAACGCTGACAATGATAGTTTATTCAAGCGACAAGAGACTGTACGCAAATGGTTTAAGTCTAAAGTATTTGAAGAGTTTCTTGAAGCAGCTTAACAATAACGAGAAAGGAAGTTGAGATGGTTTACAAGTATAAATCACATGAGGAAATCCCTTCATACATGAGAGATTATCTTTTAGGTGTCGCAGATGCTAACCATGTAGAAGAGTTAGACCTGGATGACATAAACGACTTTCTGAATGGCCTTGAAGAGTGGCATGTAGAACAAAATTCTATACCCGAATCTTTGAGAAGTGTTCACTAGTTATGTTATAGGGGCAGGTTTATTTAATCTAATAGACCTGTCCCTTTTATTTGTTAGTTCTATTACAAAGGAGTAAAATTGTGAAGAGGATTAAAATTGTAGAGGAAGTTTTCTTAAAGTATGAAAGAAGAAAAAATATTTCTAGCGTATCTTTATACAAAGATAACTTAGACCACCCACCGTCTATAATGAGTACCGTATCCTTAAAAGAGTTGATATTTAATTCGTTAAATTCAAAGTCATTTAAAAGTATAAACCAAGAATACATAGAACAAATACTTAAAGACTTACAAGATATACAAGAAGATTTAAAACAATACTCTGAGGACTATCCTGAATTTGGTTTTGGAGATAACGCATAATGGAAAAGACATTACAAAATATGATAGATGAATTACGTGCTTGTAAAAATGAAGGGGGATTAGTAGACCCGCGAATGTTACAGACAAGTTTATCAGGATTGTTAGATGAAGTAAAAGAAGATAACCGCTATATGATTGCAACTCTTAATGAAGTATTAGATAAAATAAACGATATGTCTTACTTAAATTTAAAACAAGAACATCAACTACATGACTTAGCTACCAGAGTACAAGTCCTACGTGATGAAGTTTTAAAAGTAATTGGGAAGTAAAACAAATGGACGACCAGTTTGAAAACTCAACTATTAAACTATTAAAAGAACAAATAGCTCAAATGACCAACTCAACTTATAATAATTATAAAAGAATAGCGGAACTAAGTGAGCAGAATATTTATCTGAGAAAAAAAGTAACGTATTTAGAAAGTAAACTAGAACAAATATCAGATAGGAGATTAAATGAAAGCTGAACTTATAGCCAATTTAGGGGATGATCTTACTGTTGTCAATGCTGCTAGAGTTTCTTTTGACAAACAAGCTTCATGGAAAAAAGATGTTAAGTCACCACCAACTGAAAAAGAACTACATGGAAAAGATATTAAGCTAATTAAATATTTGGCAAAGCATAATCACTTCACACCCTTCACTCATTGTTCAATAACTTTGAGAGAAACTGTTCCTATATTTGTTGCGAGACAAAGATTTAAACACACTATAGGATTTACTTACAATGAGATAAGCAGAAGGTATGTGTCTGATGATCCTGAATTTTATTCTCCTGAGACATGGAGGTTTAAAGCAGATAATGTTAAGCAAGGTTCTGATAAAGATGGTTTGACAGAGAAAGAATTAAATGAGAAAATTTGGTTTATTGATGGTGTATTCCGCGCCTTAGATCAGTCATCCAATAGTCCAAAAGAATTATATTCTATGTGCATGAGAACTTATAAGTCATTGTTAGAATTAAATATTTGCCCTGAACAAGCCAGGATGGTTTTACCTCAATCAATGTATACAAGTTATTATGTGACAGGTTCGTTAGCTGCATTTGCAAGGGCGTACAATTTAAGAAGTGAAGCGACTGCACAGGAAGAGATAAGAGAACTGGCTGAAGAATGGAATAAAATAATTTGTAAACTGTTTCCTGAAAGTTGGAAAGCATTAACAAATAATAATAATAATAATGAAAAGGTACTACACTAATGGTAATGAAAAAAGGGATAGGGTTAAAAGATAAAATTGAAATGACCAGACACATGCAAACAAGTATAGGTCATTCAATTAATACTAATCCAAAAAATAAACATAAAAGAAAAAATTGGAAACCGTATCGTGGACAGGGGAAATGAAACATCTATGGGAGAAAGATAGGAAGACAATCTATAAAGAACTATTAGATTTATATCTTGATGAAGGTTACTCTAGAAAGGAAGCTAAAAAATTAGCGACAGAAGAAACAGATGAAATAAAAGCTGGTGATTTTTCTTTTGTCTCTAACATAATGGATGAGCAAGACTGTTAATATTTATATATATCTCTCTCATACGTGAATAATTTTTTAAGTGATTGATTTTAATATATAAATTATACTGTTGACTAAGTTTTAAAAATATGCTATTTAGTTATTTATCAATAACCCAGAGGTTGATATGAATGACAATGAAAACATACTAGTTGAAGCACATAGACCCTGTGAAGACTGTGGTTCATCTGATGCAAGAGCGTTGTATTCAGACGGCCATGAGTTTTGTTTTAGTTGTCAAACAAGATTTGAAGGAAGAGGAGATTATCCTGTCATGTCTAAACAAGTAACTACTAATGTAAGTCCAATAACTACCACTCAAGGATTTATAACTGATATACCTGAAAGAAAAATATCTTTAAATACATGTAAAAAATATAATGTTAGAACAGTTAAAGATGGTAAAGGTAATATAATAAAACATCGTTATCCTTACCATGATGTTAATGGTAATCATATCGCTGATAAAATTCGTGTAGTAGAAACTAAGGACTTCCCTGCTGAACCAGTGGGTGCATTGGGACGAGGTGTTTTGTTTGGTCAAAACCTTTTCAATGCTGGTGGTAAGTACGTAACAATCTGTGAAGGTGAACTGGATGCACTCTCAGCATTTGAAATGCTTGGAAGTAAATGGCCTGTGTTGTCTATCAAGAATGGCGTTCAGTCTGCACTGAAAGATTGCAAAGCTAACCTAGAATATCTTTCAAAGTTTGATAATGTTGTCTTATGTTTTGATGCAGATGACAAAGGAAAGAAGGCAGCACAACAAGTAGCTTCATTGTTTGAACCTAACACTTGTCGCATTGTCTGCATGACAGATGGCAAGGATGCGTCTGAATATTTACAGGGTGGTAAGCGTGAGCAATTCTCTCGCGCATGGTGGGATGCCAAGGTGTATACCCCTGCTGGTATTCTTAACCTTGCTGACATGGGTGATGGCCTGTATGACGAGGGTGAGTACAAGACTTGTTTGTATCCCTTCGAGGGTTTGAATGAGAAGCTGTATGGCATACGCACAGGTGAACTTGTAACCTTCACGGCTGGTACAGGCACTGGTAAGTCCAGCGTCATGCGTGAACTTATGCACCATGTACTGAACAACACAGAAGAAAACATAGGTGTAATATCCTTAGAGGAGAATGTAAGATCCACTATCTTTCACCTCATGTCAGTCGAGGCTAATGCTAGGCTGTACATTCGTGAGGTGCGTGACCAGTTTAGTATGAATGACTTACGCAAGTGGCAAGAGTTAACAGTAGGAACTAGGAGGTTCTTTGCCTTCGATCACTTTGGAAGTATGAAGACTGACGAGATACTTTCAAGGGTGAGGTATATGATTAAAGCATTAGATTGTAAGTGGATATTCTTAGATCACTTATCGATATTAGTTTCTGGTTTGGAGGGAGATGACGAGCGTAGAAACATTGATAATCTGATGACTAAGTTGCGGTCAATCGTAGAGGAGACAAACGTAGCTATGCTTCTTGTCTCTCACCTACGCCGCGCACAAGGTGACAATGGGCATGAGAATGGTAGGGAGGTTAGTCTGTCCCACCTTAGAGGTAGCCAAAGTATAGCGCAGCTTAGTGATGCAGTGGTGGCTATGGAACGTGACCAACAGTCTGATGATCCTAACATAGCCAACACAACAACCATCAGAGTATTGAAGAACAGATATGCTGGAGATACTGGTGTAGCTTCTCACCTATTCTTTAACAAGGATACAGGGAGGTTGACAGAGGTACATAATCTAGGTGATGATGCAGAAGGAAATAATTCAGATCAGGAACTTTAGATTATGGAAGTTGTTTTAGACATTGAGACTGATGATTTAAATGCAACAGAAATATTCTGTATTGTAGCTAAAGAACGTGAGTCAGGTAAGATACATGTGTGGAAAGGAAAGCAATGCTATGACACATTCCCTTTGTTTGCAAAGCGTGTGTCCAAATTTATTATGCACAACGGTATATCTTTTGATGCCAATGTTATTAATAAACTTACATCAGCTTACATTGACATAGATCGTATTGAAGATACGCTAATACTCTCTCAACTAACTGATCCTGTTAGAGATGGCGGTCACTCATTAGAATCCTGGGGGCAGAGGCTAGGCTTCGATAAGATAGACTTCCATGACTTCTCTTGTCTTACCCAGGAGATGATAGACTACTGCATTCGTGATGTAGAACTTACCGAAAGACTTTATATTGCACTTCAGCCACACGTACATACTATTCGTAGGCAATGCATAGACTTGGAGTATGAAGTAAGAAGGTTAGTATCTCAACAAGAACGAAATGGTTTTTCTTTGGATATGCAGAAGGCCACTTGTCTTGTAGCTAAACTTAAAGACAGGTCAGATAGTATTGAGTCTGAGGTAACTGCAATGTTTCCACCCATACCAGTTCTAGTAAGAGAAGTTACACCTAAAATTAAAAAGGATGGCAGCTTATCTACCGTTGGCCTTAGACATATAGAAGACATAGCTGTTGTGGCTGGTGTTCATTCTGCTATTGACTATCAAGAATTTAATCTATCATCTAGACAACAAATAGTTAAGAGGCTTTTGTCTAAGGGTTGGCAACCTAATAAGTTTACAGACAAGGGTCATCCTATAGTTGATGAGGGTGTGTTAAAGGATGTAGACTTACCTGAAGCAAAAAAGATAGCAGAGTTTTTAATGCTACGGAAAAGAATAGCACAGATACAATCATGGATAGATGCAGTTAAAGATGATGGAAAAGTACACGGTCAAGTTCTTACGTTACGTGCAATCTCTGGAAGAATGGCGCATCATTCTCCGAATATGGCACAGGTTCCAGCGAGTTACTCACCGTATGGTAAGGAATGCAGGGAATGCTGGATTAGTGGAGACACATCTAATCTTCTTGTCGGTTGTGATGCTTCTTCTCTGGAGTTACGTGCGTTAGCACACTACTTAGAGGATAGTAAGTTTACTAAAGAAGTTGTAGATGGTGATATACACACTGCCAATCAACACGCAGCAGGGTTAGAGACACGCGATCAAGCTAAGACATTTATTTATGCGTTCATCTATGGTGCAGGGGCGGCTAAAATTGGCACTGTGGTAGGCGGTACGGCACAAGATGGTCAGAGACTAATAGATACTTTCTTGTCTAACGTACCAGCCTTGGCAACTCTCAGGCAAAGAGTTGATGCTGCTTCTAACAGAGGATTTCTTATTGGTTTGGATGGGAGAAAACTTATAGTAAGAAATAAACACTCAGCAGTAAATCTTTTAATTCAAGGAGCGGGTGCAGTTATATGTAAGCAGTGGCTAGTTGACATACATGATTTACTTACGTACACTAAAATAAAAGCAAGGTTGGTAGCGTCAATACATGATGAATATCAGCATGAAATTAATAAAGAACAAGCTGAAGAATTTGGAGAGCTAACCAAATTAGCAATGAGGAAAACTCAGGAAAGGTTAGGCATAAAGTGTCCACTCGACAGCGAATACAAAATAGGCCACAACTGGTCAGAAACGCACTAGTAGTTTTAAACAGCACTGAATTAAAAGTCAGTACGTTTATTGGTAAGTCAAGAGGAAAGCAGAACAGAAGTGCTGGTGTATTTGATGCTGCGATAGCAGACACACACAAAATAGATATACTAGGTGCTGAAGCTGAGTTAGCTTTTGCAAAGTTATGTAATCTATACCCTGAAGACTTTTTAATTTTAAATCCAAAGTCAAAAGCTAAAGGAACAGATGCCGGTGATCTAACTGTAGATGGTATTTGTATTGATGTTAAAACAACTAAGCATGACAGTGGAATGTTGTTATCTAATTCAAGACATACCTCTGGCATAGACTTATTTTGTTTAATGGTAAAGAAAGGAGAAGATACATTCCAACTAAAGGGTTTTATGTTGTCTGCTGAACTTATAGTTAAAGATAGATTTGGTAGAGCAAACGGAAAACTTAGAAGACCAGCATATACAGCTACCCAAGATGAGTTGTACGATTATAAAAATGCTGTTAGTAAATTAAAAAAACATCTTGACACTAAATAAATGTTCGATTAAGTTATACGTTCAACTATCAAGCTAAGTAATCAGGCTTAGTAAATTATAAAGGAGAATACATTATGGATACTCATATTATTTCTGGTAAAGCATATTGGGCAAGTGTTACTCAACCTAATACAACTTACGAACCTGTGTGGTGCGTAGATGTTTGTCTTGATGAAGACAATAAAAGTCTTGTAGAAAGTCTAGGTCTTACTGTTAAAAACAACGGTGATGAGAAGGGTGACTTTATTAAGATTAAACGTAAGGTAAATAAGCGTGACGGTTCGCAGCGGAATGCTCCTGTTGTTAAGGATGCAGAAAATAATAGCTGGGATGACAGGTTAATCGGAAACGGTAGTCAGGTTAATGTTAAATTCTCTACTTATGATTGGGAATACAATAAGAAAAAAGGTACAGCCACTGATCTTATTGCTGTTCAGGTAGTTGATTTAGTTCCTTACGGTGGAAGTGGTTCAGAGTTTGAACCTGTTAAAGGTGGCTTCGTAGTTGGTGGTAGTGAGTCTGCTGAGAATGCTCCTTTCTAAGTAGACCACAAATAGGGGTTGTCGCTCTGGGTGGACTGAGGCAACTAAGTTAGTAGTGCGGGTGGGAGACTAACATCTTTAAGGAAAATATAAATTATGAAGTATGCTTTTATTACAGGTATCACCGGCCAGGATGGTTCATACCTAGCTGAATTACTTTTGTCCAAAGACTATTATGTACATGGTTTAATTAGGCGTAGTTCTACACCCAATACAAAAAATATAGATCATATAATTAATAACCCTAAAGTTTTTTTACACTTAGGGGATATGACGGACAGTGCTAATTTAAGTAAGTTAATTAACGATATTAAACCTGACGAGGTTTATAATCTAGCTGCACAAAGTCATGTTAAAGTATCTTTTGATACACCTGTATGCACAGGAGATATAAACGGTCTTGGCTCAATGCGATTGCTTGAAGCATGTCGCAATATTAAAGACAGTAGAGTACCAAAGTTTTATCAAGCATCTTCTAGTGAATTGTTTGGTAAGATACAGGAACCAATTCAAAATGAAACAACTCCGATGTATCCTCGTTCACCGTATGGCGTAGCAAAACACTATGCTTACTGGGCAGTAAAAAATTATCGAGAAGCCTATAACATGTTTGCTTGTAATGGCATCTTGTTCAACCATGAAAGTCCTAGAAGAGGAGAAGAGTTTGTTACCAGAAAGGTAACTAAGTATGTAGCTAACTGGCATACAAATTCTGAACCGCTTGAGTTAGGAAATCTTTCTAGCCTCAGAGATTGGGGACATGCTAAAGATTATGTTAACGGTATGTGGCTTATGCTGCAAGCATCCAAACCAGATGACTATGTTCTTTCAACAGGAGAGAAACATAGCGTTAAAGAATTGGTAGAACTTTGTTTTAAAATTAAACACAACAAAAATATACTATGGGAGGGTGAGGGTATAGGTCAGAAAGGATATATTAATTATTTTACAACTAACGCTAATGAAAAAATGCAAAGGAAACTAGTTGTTGTAGTTAATCCTAACTTCTATAGACCTTCTGAAGTAGATGTTCTGTGTGGCGACTCTACTAAAGCTGAGACAGAATTAAATTGGAAACGTAAATATACGTTTGACAGGTTGATAAAAGAAATGTTATTGTCAGATCAACCAGAAAAATTTTGGTATAAAAACGGAGGTGAATTACCTAATGGTTACTACACAGTCTCATAAAATTAACTGGCCTTTAGCCCATGATACTTGGGACAATAAAGAGCGAGATGCAATGCATGAAGTTATTGCTTCTGGTAAATTTACCTTTGGAGAAAAAGTAAAAAAGTTTGAAGATGATTTTTGTAACTACTTTGATTTTCCCTATGCTGTACAAGTTAACAGTGGCGGCAGCGCAAACCTTTTGATGGTAGCTGTTGCAGTTGAAAAGGGTTTAATAAAAAAAGGTGACAAAGTTATTGTCCCTGCTATCGGTTGGAGTACTTCATACTTCCCATTCTTACAGTATGGTATAGACTTAATATTTGTAGACGTAGACAGAGATACTTGGAACATCAGAGTAGATCAAATTGAAGATAATATAGCTGATGATGTTAAAGGTATTCTAGCTATTAATATTTTAGGTAATCCTTGCAATTACGAAATAATTAATTCTATCTGTAATAATTACAATTTGCTACTGTTTGAAGATAACTGTGAGTCTATGGGAGCAAAGCAGGGTGATAAATACTGTGGTGGCTTTGGTGACATAGGTACATTTAGTACATTTTTTAGCCATCATATACAAACAATGGAGGGCGGTGTTGTTGTTTGTGATGACTACGACACATATCAACTTCTTCTTAGTTTAAGATCACATGGGTGGACAAGAGGTACAAAATACTTTAAGGATAATCCTTTTGAGTTTGTAACTCTAGGCTACAATGTAAGACCTGGAGAGTTAAACGGTACACTTGGTTCTGTTCAGCTAAATAAATTAGATGATATGAACAACCAAAGAATTAAAAATGCAGAAACATTTATAAAGTATTTTGGTAATAAAGATTATTGTAGGATACAAAAGGTAGAAGAAAATAGTCTTTCATCTTGGTTTGGTTTTGGAATTGTCTTTGAACAAAACTCATTCAGAGAGAGGACAAAAAAAATTTTCGCAGATTATTCTGTTGACTGCAGACCTATATGCACTGGTAACTTTTACAATCAACCTGTATGTGATAAATACTCTAGCAACATACAGAAAGGTGCATCATTAGCATCAGCAAATAATATTGAGGATAATGGTCTGTTCTTAGGAAACAATCCTATGGATTTAGAACCAGCTATTAAAAGTCTTAGCGAAGTTTTAGACCATGAATTTAGTGAGCAGAATATTATTAATTCTGGTTTACTGTAGATTATTTTAAAGATGGTAAAAGAAAAAACTATTGATACTCTTGTTGAAGATATATATAATATCTTTGAATGTGAAGAAGAGGTTAAGATAAAAGAAGAAGACTTAGAGAGGCTTGTTAAAGATGTAGTTGAGTCTGTAACTACTTCTGTTAAAGAGAGAGAAAGATCAAGAGGAAATCTAAGGTTATCTCTTATCGGTCATCCTGATAGAAAAGTTTGGTACACTGTCAGGGAAGGTGATAAAGTAGGAAAAGAAAAGTTAGCTGGTAAAGATAAAATAAAATTTTTATATGGGCATATATTAGAGTCTCTTCTTGTCTTTCTTTCTCGAACTGCTGGACACACAGTAACTGATGAACAAAAGACAGTTAAGGTAGGTGGTGTTGTAGGTCATCAAGATGCTAAAGTTGATGGTGTTCTTGTTGATTTTAAAAGCGCATCAAGCTATGGTTTTAAAAAGTTTAAGGATAAGACAATACATTCTGATGATCCTTTCGGATACATTGCTCAACTGTCTGCTTATGCAAAGGCAAACAACTCAGATGAGGCTGGCTTTGTAGCTATAGATAAATCAACAGGTGAAATTTGTTATTGTCCTGTACACTCTATGGAGATGATAAATGCAGAAGAAAGGATTGAGTATCTTAAACAGACTGTTAAATCTGATGTGCCTCCCCCTCGCTGTTATAGTGATATTCCTGATGGTAAGTCTGGCAACTATAAGCTTCATATTGGCTGTGTGTATTGTTCTTATAAGCGCGATTGTTGGTCTGATTCTAACGGCGGTCAAGGACTTAAAAAATTTAATTACTCTACTGGTCCGAGGTACTTAACCAGGATAGGGCGTATGCCTGATGTAGAGGAAATATATGACTAAGTTTAGATCCAAATCAGAAGAAATAACAAGCGGTCTTTTAAAAGATAAGAAGGTTTTATTTAAATTTGAACCATACTTTATTAAGTATATATGGATTGAAAATAAAAAGTACTTGCCAGACTTCGTTCTTGATAATGGTATTGTTCTTGAAGTTAAAGGTAGGTTTACTTTAGATGACAGAAAAAAACATCTATTTCTTAGAAAGAGTAATCCAGATTTGGATGTTAGATTTATATTCAATAACCCTAATTCTAAACTTTACAAAGGTGCTAAATCAACCTATGCTAACTGGTGTGACAAGCATAGTTTTTTATATTGTAAATTGTCTGATGGTATTCCTGAAGGATGGATAAGTGAAAGAAAAAGAAACAAAGATTCTTCTGTCTCTAGAAGATATAATAAAAAAAAGAAAAGCTGATCCAGAACAGATACTATTCCTAAGTGTTATACTACAGGCTATGCTTGATGCTACTAAACCAAAAACACCTAGAGAGTCAACTGAAGCAATCATAGCTAGGGAAACAGCAATGTCTTGGTTCTTCTGTTCTGTTGGCGTAACTGCCGATGACTTTATGACTGTATGTGATATAGCAGATGTTGACCCTGATTATGTAAGATCATTTGCATACAAAGTCTTACAGTCAAAAGAGATTAATTTTGTTCGTAAAAGAATAAATACTGTGCTAACTTTTAATTAGGATAATTTTAATGTACAGATTTTGTGAAGACCACTATGTCGAAGAGATACAAAAGTATATTGATACAACTTACGAACAACATTACGCTCAAGACAAATATCAGGCTACGGATGTAATTCTTGATGCTGGTTATGGTGAAGGTTTTTGTATTGGTAACATCTTGAAATATTGTAAAAGATATGGAAAAAAAGAAGGTCGCAATAGAAAAGATTTGTTAAAGGTAATTCACTATGCAATAATTATGCTTCACATTCACGATGAACAAGAAGAAGGAAACTAATTTATGCCCCAGTTTCGATCAAACGAAAACCCTATGTTCAGATCTAAATTTAGCGAAGATATATTCAAACACAAGTATGCACATACAGGTTGCGAAACTTGGTCTAGTTTAGCTACAGTTCTTGTCGAAGATGTTTGTCAAGATAAGATGAGCAAAGAAGAAAAAGATGATCTTGTCAATTACATTACAGATTTAAAATTTATCCCAGGTGGCCGGTACTTATACTATGCTGGACGAACCAATAAGTTTTTTAACAACTGTTATTTGTTGAAGGCAGAAGAAGATACAAGAGAAGATTGGGCAAATATTTCTTGGAAGTCAGAATCATGTTTAATGACAGGCGGTGGTATAGGAATAGACTACTCTGTATATAGAGAAGAGGGACGCATCCTAGCTGGTACTGGTGGCCTTGCATCTGGACCTATACCAAAGATGATGATGGTTAATGAGATTGGTAGGCGTGTTATGCAGGGTGGTAGTAGGCGGTCTGCTATATATGCCAGCCTAAATTGGCAGCATCCTGATGTAAATAAGTTTCTTGAATGTAAGAACTGGTATGATATGCCAGTAGGTAGTACAGGATTTACGGTTGGTCAGATTAAAGAACAGGATTTTAACTTTAATGCACCTTTAGATATGACCAACATTAGTGTTAATTATGATACTGAATGGCTGCTAAAGTATTTACGGACAGGTGATGCAGGAGAAGTCTTTGAAAAGAATGTAAAGCAAGCTTTGAGTACAGCAGAACCTGGGTTTAGTTTTAACTTCTTTGATAAAGAAAACGAAACACTTCGTAACGCTTGCACAGAAGTTTGTTCGGACACAGACTCGGACGTTTGTAACTTAGGATCTTTAAACCTTGGACGTATTGAAAGTGTTAAAGAACTTAGTAACATAGTAGAACTAGCTACAAAGTTTCTTTTGTGTGGTACTCTACGAGCAAAGCTACCTTATGAAAAAGTTTATGCAGTACGAGAGAAAAATCGTAGGCTTGGTCTTGGCCTGATGGGCATACATGAGTGGTTAATTAAACGTAATTTTAAGTATGAAGTTACTGATGAACTACATCAGTGGTTGGCTGTATATAAAGGTGTTAGTGATTCAACATCTCAGAAGTTTTCAGATGAACTTAGTATTAGCCGCCCTGTTGCTAACCGTGCTATTGCACCAACAGGATCAATAGGTATTCTTGCTGGTACAAGCACAGGTGTAGAACCAATATTTGCTGTAGCTTACAAGCGTAGGTATTTAAAGGGTGGAACTAGATGGCATTATCAGTATGTAGTTGACAGTGCAGCGCAAGAACTTATCAATATTTATGGAACTAAGCCAGAAAAAATTGAGTCTGCTCTTGATCTTGCTGATGATTACAAACGTAGAATAAAGTTTCAGGCTGACGTACAAGACTATGTGGACATGTCTATCTCATCCACAATTAATTTACCTTCGTGGGGTAGCAAGCTTAACAACGAAGACACAGTAAAAGACTTTGCTAAAACTCTTGCTTCATATGCTAGAAGACTAAGAGGATTTACTGTATATCCTGACTCATGTCGTGGAGGACAACCTCTGACAAATGTACCTTACTCTGAAGCTGTAGATAAACTAGGTGAAGAGTTTGAAGAGGGCGTAGAAACTCACGATATCTGTGACATTACAGGTCATGGTGGTAGTTGTGGGGTATAGATGTTAACGTATCACTGTTTTAAAGAAGTGTTACCAAAAGAATTTTGTGACGGTATAGTAAATGTAGCAAGGGAGTTAGACTCAAAAGAAGCTGAAGTTTCTAAAGATGGTGATGATGTAATATTATCTGAGATAAGGAACAACAGGGTTGCTTGGTTAGCTAATTCAGAGTTATCAGAAATATTAGAACTATATGTAGATATAGCTAATGAAAAGGCTGGCTGGGATTTTAACTTAACTTCTTTTGAAGTACCTCAAATATCTTTCTACGGTAAGAATCAATTCTATGATTGGCACGTTGATACAGGCGTAGAAAAACAAAGCGATCCTTACTTTAGAAAATTAGCTGTATCAATCACACTGAATGACGAGTTTAAAGGGGGCGACTTTCAAGTACAAAACTTTGTTCATCCCCAAGCATCCAATAGATTTAAGACAGTAAAAGAGATGAGAAGAAAAGGTAGCATTATTGTCTTCCCATCCTTTATCTTTCACAGAGTAACTAAAGTAAAGGTTGGTGAAAGATGTGCTATGACTTGTTGGTTTAGAGGTAAAAAATTCTCTTGACTACGGTTAGTTTATATAGTAGTATTTCTACAGCATGACATAATGTGTGCTATATAATCTCGCTTAATAGGAGAATAAAATGAATATAGAATTACTACAAACTCATAATAAAAATGCACTACACTCTATAAACGATAACGTAAAAGATTTACTAAGAAACTTTAGTGTTGGTTTTGAAGATTATCTTTCTTCACCAATGTTGTCTTTCCACAAAGATAATGCAACCACATTCCCATTCCATGATATCTCTAAAGATGGAGATGACGGATACATTTTAGAGATTGCTTTAGCAGGATATTCTAAAGAAGATATAACAGTAGAAGAAAGAGATGGTTTTCTAACTGTTTCTTCTAGTGATTTCTATAATAAAAAAGAATTAGCAGAAGAAGTTGTTGATGCTATTGTGGTAAAAAATATTTCAAAGAGAAAATTTAAAAGAACCTTCTCTTTAAATCCTAACTATGTTGTAGCTGCTGCAGAAATGGTAGATGGCCTGTTAAAAGTAAAATTAAAAATGAAGGCTGACGATCAACATAAAAAAGTAATTCCAATAGAATAGGTAGTATATGGGGTGGGGTATTTTCCTCACCCCTTATCATAAAAATAATGTTAGATAAACCATACAAAATATATGTAGGGTATGACGATAAAGAAAAAACTTATTTCGATGTTCTATCCTACAGCATAAGAAAAAATACAAATCATCCTGTAGATATTATCCCACTAAAACAAAACAATCTTCGTAGAGCAGGACTTTATTTTAGGTCTAAAGATATTAATGAAGACAATCAATTTGTAGATTGTTTTGATGGTAAACCCTTCTCAACTGAATTTAGTTTTACTAGATTTCTTGTTCCTTTCTTAAATCAGTTTGAAGGGTACGCTTTATTTATGGACTGTGACATGTTTGTCAGGTCAGACATATCTGAATTGTTTGAGAAGTATTG